GCAAACATCTTCTTGCATGGAATATTACTTCTGTTCTTTTAGCATCAGGCACCATTTTACCGGGACCCGTATATGCAATAAGAAAGTTATTTATAATGTCATTTAGAGATATAAATGCGCTTGTTAATGTTGTTGCCATTTTTTATTTATTAGAGTTAGCAATTATTTGTTGTTCTTTTTGATTAGCTAAAGACATTGCGAATTGGTCTTTACTCATAACACCTGCATAGCCTAATATTTTTGAAACTAATAAAGGTTGGTCTGATTTAGGTAAAGTAAACTGTACAGAATCTAAAGCGTTATATACATAGTTACCTAGTTCTGGATCTATTTTGAATCCCCATTTAACATCTGCGGGAAATTCTAAGAAGTTTACAGTAAGATCAGCAAAATTACCAAGCCCTGTTGGAAAAACTGTTATAATATTTTTTTCATAAGTATATACAGGGTAAAACTCTGTTGGTGCTGTTAAAGGTGATTCATTAGTTGTAAAAACTTCAAATGGTTGAATTCTTTGTAGTTCTCTACCAGCGGTAGTTGCGTTCTTTTTAAAAACAACAGTACCTAGTTCTTGAGTTGTACCTGGAATAACTGCTTTATCTAACGAAGTACCTGTAGTACCAATAGGTATCTCTGATACTCGTTTAAATAGTTGTATTTTTTCATCTAACATGTTTAATCTATCTGCATAGGCTAAACTAGTCTGAGGTTGTCTTAGTATTAAGTTAAGCTCATCAAAATATTCAGTAAAAATCTCTTGTTGACACTGAGTTGCTATTTTGTTAAACTGAGTAGGCATTAGCACACCTCTTTTTTCTTGCTCTAATACTACTAGAACAGCTGTATAAACTGAGTTTATATCAATGTTTCCTGCCATTTTTCTTCTTTTTTAATTTTATAAGAGGCTACTTCTTGTAACCTCTTATAGATTTATTGTTACATGTTAATTCAAGTTTTTCTCTACTGATCTAAAAACTTCTACACCTTCATCGGTTTTAAAGTAAGCAGCCATTGCAGAGTAAGGGTTTTCATCAAAAGGAATTGTCATTAATTTTCTTCCAGTTGAACCCCAGGTAAATGTTCTTTGATCTTGAGATAAAGATATAATTCCAGCTTCGGCAGCTTTAATAGCCATGTTTCTAAGCTGTACGTTATCGTCATTAGCTAGCTCTATAAATAGTCTAGGATTGTTTTTAGCAAATAACAGTAAGTCTCTTCTTAATTCTTTAGAGCTCATTGTATTTACTGATGTTCCTATCTCTACTCTCATGATAGCTTCTGCTTGGTCAATTTCCATTTCTCTAGCAAATAACAAAGCATCTATCTGTTGATCTAATACATCTAATTCATCTTCAGCTTCAGTTACAGCACTATATTCTGCGTACATAGTGTCTTTAAGCGGATGATAAATAGAAAGTAATTTCTGTAAGTTTTGTTGTTGTTTTGGCACTTTTAAATCACCGTTGTGAAACTGTATATGACCTAAAGTACATTCTCCTTTTTGTTCGTCTACTAACGGAGATGCTTGATTAGTAGCGTATCTTATTTCTCTTTGTTTACCGGTTGATTCATCGAACCATAAAAGCGAATGCTTTCTAGTGTGTCTACCTGGTATTGTTAGAGTAAGAGGACTTTTATTTCCTTTTAAATAATAAATTCTATCTTTAATTTCCCAAGTTGGTTCACTTGGTTCACTTGGTTTCGCAGGTGTTTTATAAACTGCTTTTTCAATTGTTTGAGGTGCAACCTCTACTTTTTTTGCTGGTACTTTTTTAGTAGCCATAATATGATATAATATAAATGTTGATTTAATGACAATAGCCCCTTACTATAGTATATACTGGCTAATGTCACATAAAAGTAATAATTACCCCCGTAGTTTTAACGAGGGTAAAAATTACATTAATTTTGAATCTTTAGATTCCTTTGAATAATACAAAGTTGTTAGCCGCTTGTGTAATCAAACATCTTTCAGATAAGAAGTTTACTTCCATAGCATCTAATGTTGAAGTTGAAGCTCCACCAGCAGAACCAGTTAACCAAGACTTCATACGTCTATCATCAGATTGAGACGCTCTATATCTTACGTGTAAGAAAGGTCTTCTAATGTTAGTTCCTAAAATTTGATCATATACTGTAGATGTTCCAGCAGGTACTAATACTCCTTCAACAGAAGAGATACCAGTTAATCCACCACGCGTAGAAGCATCATTTAAGTATTTCCAGTCTGTCTTATAGAAATCATAAGATCCACGTCTAAAACCGCTAAAACCTAAGTTCAAAGCCATTTCTTCTGAGTTCTCAAATAATCCAAAAGCAGTTCCTCCAGCAAATCCACCAGAGATTGAAGCTAGCATATCGTCAAAATCCAAAGACGTTTGTCTCTGTAAGAATAACATGTTCTCTTCAATAGCTCCTTGTGTATCTAAATTCTTTAAGATAGCATCGAACTCATCTAATCCAGCAGCAGCAGTAAATCCTACTTCTACGTTTCCACGAGTTTGAATAGCAGCAAACATACCTTGTGTTCCAGGGTTTGTAGCAGCTGTAGCAGCTACTTGATTATACTCACTTTCTACCATACTCATTTCTAAGTAATCTTCAAAACGTAATCTTGTTTCAGATTCAGCTTTTAAATACCATAAGAATCCAGATGTTCCATCTTCTGTTGCAACTTCTACCCATCCAATTTGTGACATATCAGAACCAGAAATAGTATACTGAGATCTTAAGATGATTGGTGAATTAGAATATTGTGTGAAAGAAGGATTAACTGATACTCTAGTCTGGTTTCCTTGAGGTCCAGCGACAGCAGAGTTAGTTAAGATCTGAGAACCTTTTCCATAATCAGAACCGTATACAAATAACTTAACACCTGTTCCAAGAGCAATAGCTCCAGCCATAAAACCAGCAGCAACAAGTCCTACACCTTGATAAGGTTGAACTGTGATTGATCCTGCTCCTGCAGTAGTATTCGAAACTGTTACAATACATTTAGCTTCAGCTCCGTTAGCTGGATTTAAAAGAACAACTGTATCATTAACAGATACGGTGTTTCCATCAGCAGCTTGTAAATTAATAACGTTAGTGTTTGCTGCATCAGCTGCAATAGAGAATCCAGTATATGAAATATGTAATCTATTCTGCTCAGACCAAATTACTTGATCAGAAGACATTGGCATTTCAGCTCCAACCATACGTAAGAATCCAGATAAAGTTCTGTTTCCATAACGCTCTACTTCTTGCTCGTATACTTCAGGTAAAAATTGTTGTGCAAAATTGTTTGCTCCGGCACCTGCACCGTTAAATTGAAGGTAATTACCTTGTAAAATTTGTTGCGTTGCGGTTGGTTGTAACGAACCGAACTGAGGACTTAAACTCATAATAATTGTTGTTTTTAGTTAAATTTATTTTTTTTAATACTTAATTTTGAAGAATCAGAACCTCCGTTAACTGACTTAACTTTAAAACCACCTATGTACTCACTAGAATTAGTTTGTCTAGGAGAACTTGTAACGTTCTTAGATTTAGACATGATGTCTCTTGTGGCATCTGCTTTTCCTTGTTGGTAAAAATGGCTTGCTAGTTTGTCTGAGTTTTCAGCGGCATAAATAGCTTTATGGTAACCTTGAGCATCTTTTATATTTCCTTCGCTATCCAGGAACTTCCCGACGAAATTATTTATATTAGATTGACTTTCAGCTACAGCTTCTTTGTTTTGTAATCCATATCTAAACTTCTTGTCTCCTAGATTGAAATCAAAACCTTTGAAATCATCGTTAAAAACTTGCTTAGTTTTAGACTTAAACAGATCATGCTGTTTATCAGCTCTATCCTGATCTTCGTTGTATCGATTGAAAAATTCAGTAGCTTTTTGTTGGTCTTGAGTTACGCCTGGTCTTGATTTGATTTCGTCGTAATATTTACTCTTTGTTTCCTCTAAAAAGTTTCTGGCTTTTGCAACCTCTTCTTTAAACGCAATTTTTTTCTTGCGGATATCTCTATCATCATCTAGGTCTTCGTCATAATTATAATCTTCTAAGATTATATCCATGTCTTCAGAGTCTAGATAAGGTTTTGTTTTTTTGTAATATTCTTTTACTAAATCGGTTTCATTAATAGTAGAATAGTCAGCATTAAGTCTAACGTAATCTTCCACAGATCCTCCAGTGTCTTCAATAAAAGAAACTAATTTTTCAACGTTTTCTGGTAGTTTTCTACCTAAAACCTTTTCGTCTCTTACGGCTTCTTGAGCTTCTATTGTTACCTTCTTTATTTCTTCTTCAGTTACTTCTTGCAGCGGCGTGAACTCGGTAGTAACATCTCCAGAGGAGATTTCGTTTCCTTGTCCCACTTCTTGCAGTCCCACTTCGGATTGTTCTGTGAGTAACACAGTGCTCTCTGTTTCTTGCTTTTGAACGGCATCTTCTTTTGGTTTTAATTCTTCGCTAGGTATCACTACTTTTGTGATATCTGGCTTTTTTTCTACTAAGTCTTTCATTACAACCTTAGTGATAGAATTTTCATTCTTATCCGGGTTTAATTGCTTAGGTTTTTTGTTTTTTCCTTTTAAAGAAAAGTCACCTTCTTGTTTTGTTACTTCTTCCATGATATAATATAATTAAATAATTTAATATTGACAATGCTAGAAATTATCTAGACCAAAACCATCAAGCATGTCACCTCCTGTTGTTTCAAAATCCGTTGGTAGTGAATCGTTTTTTCTCTGTGAAATCATTTCTGATTGTTGAGTTGCTTGTATTCTACTTCTTTCGTCTTTCCTATCTTCTATTTCTTTTTCTTTTTCTCCTTCTGCATTAACTTTTACTTGAGCTAATTGCATGTTGTAATTAAACTCTTCTGCCATCAATTGCTTTTTAATCTCACCTTCCATCTGAATTTGTTGAATTTTCATTTGAGATCTACCTTGTTCAAACTGTAAGTTTGTTTCGGTTAAAGCTTGTTGCTTTTGAACTTCGTTCATAGCAGCTTGCTCCGCTTGTTGAGCATTTGCTTGAGCCTGTGACTGTATGTTAGCTTTAGCTTGTGCCTGTTCTCTTTCTAGTTTTTGAGTTTGTCTAAGTTTTATGTACTGATTAGCTAACTTCATATTCTTGATCTCTCTAATATCAATAGCATCAGATAAAGCAATAGCACCTGTCTGCAATGCTACTTGTACATTTTGCTCTAATATAGCTTTTTCTTCTTCTTCAGGTTCCATTTGCAAATATATACCGAAGTCATGCAATTGTAGAGACGCAAGTTCTTCTAGTGTATTTGTATTAAATGTACTTATAGAATTTGCTAAAGCCTGGCGGTGTAGCGGGTGTGCTACTATATCTGCCGTTTTTAAACTTATGTTTTCACAAGTTCTTAAAGCTAGATATATCAAAGAACTTAATAAATGTTTAGTGGCTGTATTAGATGTATTAGCTGCCATTTTCTGTATTCCAACTAAAGCGTCTTTCTCTGGCATACTTCCATCTCTAGCTTCATTCAAGCCAGTTACATCACGAATCATTTGTAGATAATATTGATATGTACCTATAAGACTTTGTATTTTAGCTTGACCAGATGAAGATGATAATTCTTGAATAGGTATTTTACCTGCATTTATACCACCGTCTTGAGTAAGCGATCTACCCACTATGCTTCCAGTCTGAAAGTACATGTTTAAAGCTTCTTGAGGATTATAATTAGTACCGTTACCTAGATCAACTTCAGATAAACCGTCCATATCTAAGAACACACCGTCTGGAACTATTCTAGACATTACCTGCTGCAATTTAAGATGTGTTAATTGAATCATATCTGCAAATCCAGTTATTCTACTAACTATAGACTCTATCTTACCTTTATACATTCTAGGAGCTGATATGCAATAATTCATTTCTACTTTAGTTGTGTCAGCCATTGGACGAGTCATATTCTCAGCCATTTTCCACTCTAACATAGTGTTAGTTCCTATTACTTTAGCTCCAGTGTATAAAACCTCTATAGTTCTATATACTCTTTCAAAATTATCATTAGGTGGTGGATCAAAAGAATCTGTTTTTTCTATAACTTTCTCAAGACCATTATCGCCATATTTTATTTTAAAAACCTGGTTCATATATGTCTTGTATTCAAAATACAATACTTGAACAGTGTTTCTATCATAATCGTTCCATCCTTGTATATATTGCCTGTTACCTGGCATGTCTTGTATTCTCTGTAATTCTTCATCAGAGATATCTGGAAACTGCTTCTTAAGTTCAGGTAAAGTGATAGCTTTACATTCTCCAACATAGTATATGTCTTCGAAATTAGGGTCATCGGTATAAGAATATACTAAATTAGCTGGATTAACATAGTCTATAACAATTCCTTCAGCTAAGTCAAACCTAGTTTTACTAGCAGCTATACCTAATACCGTTAAATCTTGAGCTAGTCTTTTTCTAGTTTGATCGTATTTATTAAAAGATAAAACATTATTTATAACTTCTTCTTCAGCTATTTCTACAGTCTGCTTAAAATTCATCTGCATATAAAGATCTAATTCTTCTTTGCTAGCAGGTAATTCATTTGGGTCAGATACATTGAACAAGTCAAGACCTAGATTGTTCTTAAATTTAGTTAAAATGTCTTTAGAATTAATATCTCTTAATATACTAGTAGCATAATCACTTTTTTCTCTTTTAGAAAAAGGATCTTCTGCTGTAGCTTGGACGTCATAAGACTTATCCGCCATACCATTAACAACTATGTCTACAAACTTAGATATAACAGGTACTGGTTTCCAGTCTAAATTAAGATAAGACAAATCACCGTTTATAGATAACTCGTCTTTGTATTTTTGAGTAGATTGTTCTCCTCTGGCATAAAGTCTTAATGTATGGAAGTTATTCCAATTAGCTAAATATCTATTACCATTAGTTCTTCCTTGACCAAACCACTCTTGCTCTATAGCTCTAGAAACTTGTATGCCATAATCTAAGCTAGCTTTTTCTTCATCGCTAACAACTTGGCTAGGAAACGCACTATTGGTATTTGTTTGTATATTCATTTATTTTATCATTTTAGACATTGACCCTTTATTGTCATATCTTTTTATACCTAAGTCTATACTCTTATATTCTCTAACCGCAGTTGGTATGTATCTATTCTTGTTGCAAGCCATTAAAGCTAATCCAGAACTTATAGATGCATCATGGCTAGTTCTATTATTTATGTTAAATCTAGCCCAATCTTCTAATGTTCTTTGAAAATACATACTACCATAACCTTCATCTGTCTTACCAACGTAAGTATTTATGTAAGTTTCTATAGCTGAAGCATGTGCTTGTTTTATATCCTCACTGGAGTTAGGTATACCACCTATTTCTTTTTCTGTTATTGATAGCTTGTTCCAAACCTTGTCAGGCCTATTCATTGAAAAACCTCTATAACCTCTTCTTTTAAAATGATATAATAATCTAGGTTTATTATTTTCACAAAGTATTGGCATACCGTAAAATACGCAAGCCATTAATACGTCTTCAAAAAATATCTCAGCGGTCTGAGGTCTAGCAATGTATTCTAAGAAAAACTGATTAGGAGGAACATTTTCCATACTAAACTTAGTTAAACCTGCTAAAGCTCCGTTAGAACCTCTCTTATCAACTGTACCTGATATATCGTAACTATCACAACCAAAAGCACCGCAGTGCTCGTTACCTGGATACTTAATCCCATTCTTTACTATCACACGGTTTTGTAGATTAACAGGTGGAACCCAAGATATTTTAAATCTACCATCTTTATTTGGTATAAATATAACTTTTGAATCCGGCTTAGAGTTCTCCCACTGAAAAGTACCAGTAGTTACTATTGACGAGTTCTTGAGATCTACGTTATAATCTATTTGCTCGTATATTTTTGTCAGGTTAAATAAAGACTCTTTTGCTTCGTCTCTGAATGCATGCTCTTCAGTTCTTGGAAATTGTCTATAAAATTCATTTAACCCGTCTTGATCGTCTTTTAATCCTTCTACTTCATTCTTCCAAAACTCTATAACACCTATTTTTATTGAATCACCA